AAGGGTTGCAACGGCTTCGGCATGAAGCATGGCAGCGCAGAAGCGCAGTACACGATCTGGATGTTAGACTGGTACGGGAAGGAAGCAGTGCAATATATGCTGGCGACCAAGAAAGACCCCGTGAAGTATTACGCTGCCGACTATCGTGAAATGATAGAAGACTGGGGCCAACAGATCATGGCCCATGAAAGGCGCATTGGGGAGCGCGGCAGATGAGATCCCCACGGGCTATTGCGCAAGACATGGTAAAAGCTATGGACGCAGCAGCCAAAAAGGTCTGGGACTCTGAACCAAAAAAAGAATCGGATGAGAAGCTAAAGGCATTGGTTTTTGCCCATGTCTGCAATTCATACGCAAGGCGAGGGGGTTATGCCGAGAAATAAATTGCCGACCGATCCGGAAGTATTCGCGGCTGAGTTTGAGTCTTTGGGCGGCACCAACTTGGCTACCAAGTACAACGTCTCGGTCAGAAACGTCTTCGCCAAGAGAAAGCGGGTGGAGGGTATTCTTGGCAGGACTTTAAGCGTCCCAGCGCACTTATCCAGAGTGAAAGGGCCGAGGAAATCGGTGCGGCATACGCTAACCATTAAGAAAGACAAAACCTTTTTGATAGGCTCAGATGCTCACTATGAGGCCAATTCCGTAACCACTGCTCATCTTGCTTTTGTAGAACTAGCCAAACAACTCCAACCGGATGTCATAGTTTTGAATGGCGATTTACTCGACGGGGCTAGTATCAGCCGTCATAGCCCTTTAGGTTGGGAGGAGCGGCCGACTGTCGAGCAAGAGATAAACACGGTCACGCAAAGACTTCTAGAAATTGAAAAGGCTGCGCCAAACGCGGAGCGTTTCTGGACTATGGGCAACCATGACCAACGGTTTGATATGTCGCTGGCGCAGAATGCCTCTATGTTTCAAGGGGTTCCGGGTTTTAGCTTGAAAGATCACTTCCCAAGCTGGACGTTTTGCATGTCCCTTTGGGTGGAGGGTGCTGAAAAACCGATAATGATTAAGCATCGGTTTAACAGCGGAATCCATGCGGGATATAACAACGCCTTGAAGTCGGGTGTCCATATGATCACAGGCCACACGCATCAAATGGAGTGTAAGAGTTGGTCAGACTATAACGCTCACCGCTATGGAGTTCAGTGTGGGACTATGGCAGACCCGCACCAACCGAGCTTCGACTACGCAGAGGATACGCCAAAGAATTGGGTATCAGGCTTTGTCGTGCTGACCGTCCGTAATAACTTCCTACTGACCCCAGAGTTCGTGAAGGTTCATAAGCCAGCGGAATATGAATGGCGTGGTGAGATTCATACGGTAGACTACGAATGATGAAAGAAATAGAACCGTGGGAATACATTGTAGCTAACCAGCTCAACTTCTTGAGTGGGCGAGTTGTTCAATTGGTCACGGAATACGGGGTGACAAAAGACATTCAAGTTCTGGAAGAGGCTTGCCGAGATCTTGCTACACTGGTGCAACGAGAACGCTTCATTGAGCAGAGGTTTGAAAATGCCGACAGTTCTGATTGAGGATCTACCTAATAACTGTCAGGTGACAGTCATTGTCTCAGACCTGTACGAGGAGGAGCCAGACCCTAACCCTCCAGCGGAAATGCCAGAGGTTCAGGAGCCAGAGGTTATTCGGTTGGTGGGCAAGCAGGCCGAAGGTTGAGGTAGTCCGTGTGGACTCCAGCGCAGACTCTCTCGATGTACTGCTGTTCCTCCATCACTTCGTTCTCATAGTCGCTGTTACCGGCAATAAAGAAGCCGACAATCAAGAGCAGGGCGAGTGGGTAACGTAGTTTCAAGACAGATCTCCTAGTTGCTCGGCTCGTTCGATGGCGTATTGCTCGGCATCTTCATCTGACATCCCCAGATCCAAGGCTTCCTCGAACAATTGCTCTAACAGCGTTTCGTTGTAGTGATTAGACATCTGATCCCCTTGGGCCGCTTACGCGGCCTCTCCTTCAACGTGGATGAAGTCATCCATTAAAAACTCTTTAACGCCTTTCATGCAATCAAGGTAGGTGTGGGTGAAGCGTACAAAGACGGTCTCGTCGGCATCGCTATCGCGGAATACTACGCGGTAGTTGTACTTGTCGTTGCCGTCCATAACCAGAGCTTCTAGGCCATCGGTCTCGTTGCGGTAAGTTGCGATCAGTTCGATTTTCATGTTTCGTTCTCCTGTTGTGTGAAGCCATTAAAAAGGAATCTTTCATAGGAGTCAAGGGGTATAACAAAAAAAAGTTAAATTATTTTTCGCAAGTAATGTACAATAAGTGCTTGCTATCCGTTAATCATCTATGGTATTTGGCGACACATGGCAGATCATCGACACAAGATCCCTAAGAAGGATCAGGCAAAACACTTTCCGAACTGGGATCACGGCGGTAAGGGCGACAGACCTAGAATCGCTGGACGACTGAACAACAACTCACCTGCATACCAAGACGGGTGGGAGAGGATATTCGGGGGTAAACGTGGCGAAGACTAGAGCACAAGAGAATCGCGCTATACGCCAAGAGGCACTGAGAGAGCAGCTATCCAAGCAGAAGCATGTCGAGCATGTCGTTGATATTGCTACACAATTAAGCGATCCGGCTAACGAACTAGACTCAGTAATGGCTAGTAGGTTAAAGGCGGCTGCTGATATACGCATGAAGCTAATAGCTAAGTACCTAGGGGACGTAAAGGCAGTAGAGATAACAGGAGAGGGTGGGGAATCCTTAACCATCAACGTGCAGTCTTTTAAAGATGCCTAGTATCTCCATACCGAATGAGTGGGCACCGCGTCCACATCAGATAGGACTGTTCAAAGCCTACGACGCAGGCACCAAGAGGTTCTGTGTGGTCTGGCATAGACGTGCAGGCAAAGACTCAACGGTACTGAACTTGTCGGCTAAGGCAATGCTAGAGCGGGTGGGTACATACTGGCATCTATTCCCCTATCAAACCCAAGCACGCAAGGCGATATGGAATGGCATCGACTCGCAGGGTAGGAAGATACTCGACCAAGTATTCCCGCAGGAGATCCGCAAGCGCACATCCTCACAGGAAATGCTGATCGAACTGGTGAACGGCAGCACATGGCAGCTAGCGGGCTCAGATAACTATGACTCTTTGGTAGGTAGTAACCCGGTGGGGGTGGTGTTCAGCGAGTGGAGTCTGTGTGATCCGAACGCATGGGCATACATCAGGCCGATACTTGCAGAGAACGATGGGTGGGCTTCGTTCATCTACACGCCACGAGGCAAGAACCACGGCTACTCGCTATACAACATGGCTCGCAAGTCTGATGACTGGTACTGCGAGAACCTCACGGTAAACGATACCAAGCGAGAGGACGGGTCGCCGGTCATCACGCACGAGATCATCGACCAAGAGCGTGCGGAGGGCATGGAAGAAGCACTGATACAGCAGGAGTTCTATGGCTCGTTTGAGTCACAGATAGCGGGAGCGTACTACGCAGACCAGATATCAGCAGCCAAGGATCAAGGACGCATCGGCAGGCTGCCTGTAGAACCCTCACTCCCTGTTCACACTGCATGGGACTTAGGTATAGCGGATGCCATGAGTATCTGGCTGTTCCAATCAGTAGGCAAAGAGATCCGGCTCGTGCATTACTACGAAGCTACAGGCAAGGGCATGGAGCATTACATCCAATACCTGAACCAGTGGGCCAATACGAATGGCGTAGGGCTAGGCACACATCTAGCGCCGCATGATATCGAGGTGAGAGAGCTAACATCTGGGCGCTCACGCAAGGATGTGGCTAGGCAGATGGGTATATCCTTCCGCACTGTGCAACGACCACGAGTAAAGGCAGAGGGCATACAGGCTGTAAGGCGCATGTTCCCGAGGTTCTGGATAGACGACGAGAGAGCAGAGCAGGGATACAACTGTGTCGCATCATATCGACGTGAATGGGACGAGAAGGCTGGTCGGTTCCGTGATAACCCGGTGCATGATTGGGCGTCACATGGGGCAGATGCACTGCAAACCCTCGCACTCGGGTGGAGAGAGAGTCTTTCACCGGCGCACATGCAGCGAGCACCACAGACGGCTAAGGTAAACTTCAATGTCTTCGGATGAATACTTCTATGCGGTGTTCACGCCTAGTCGAGATCATTGGTGGTGTCGGTTCCTGCACCCTGACTACCAGCACTGCTATCTAATCAAGGCAGAGGCGGGGCGATGGATTGTGTACGGCAAGACCACAGACGGGCTAGACCTGTTCACGCTGCCAGACTTCAGTGCATCCTCTGGTAATATGGTCGTGGTCAAGGCTGAGGTGGAGGATAATCAGCGAGGTTTATTCATGCTCAACACTTGTGTAGGCCATATCAAACACGCGCTAGGGATACGCAATCCGTTTATTCTTACGCCATACCAACTACATAAACACTTAACGAGGCACTAACTATGAAGAAGCCAAAGAAGCCAGAACCAACAGCAAGGGAAGTAGCGGTAACCGCACGACAGGAACGCGCACTTGATGAGGAAATAGCAGAGCAGGAGGGGCGCTTGCGAGCGCAACGACGAGGCCAACTAGGTACTCGTTCACTGTTAGCGGGAGCACCGACAACCCGAAGGGCTGCGGCATCAGCAATGGGCAGGGGTAGATCAGCAACAGCCGGGCCATCTGCTGCACAACGATCTAGCATCCTGAGCGGTATCAATGTTAGAGCGGGTGGCATGTTATGAAGTCGCCTAAATACCTTGGCTCAGTCAAGGACATGAAGCGCAGAGAGAAGCGAGCATTCGATACTGAGGGCATGTGGCACGACCAGATGTCTGATGTGTACGAATACTTCCTGCCTCAGCGTAACCTGTTCGAGACGGAGAATACGGGGCAGAAGAAGATGGATCGCATATTCGATTCAACCTCCCTCACTGCTATTCAACAGGCTGCTAGTAAGTTGCAGGAGAACATTGCTCCCATTCAGGCGCGATGGGCTGCCTTCCAACCTAGTAACGAGGTATTAGAGATACTCGAACAGGGAGAGGTGGGTGTTACTGAGCAACAGATACGCGAGAACCTTGATAAGCAGGCGAGCATAGTCTTTGACTACATCAACCGCAGTAACTTCGGTACTCAGTTCTATGAGGCTGCGCTGGATCTGCTGATCGGTACGGCTACGCTACGCATCGACGAGACCGATGATGACCTAAACCCTATCGTATTCCACTGCATACCACAGAAGGGCATAGCGTTTGAGGAAGGGCCATTCGGTAACATCGAAACACACTGGCGTAGGTTCAGCGTAAAGGCTCGTTTGCTTGAGCGTATGTGGAAAGGCGTGGAAGTATCCGAGGCTGTACGGGCATTGATCGAAAACTCTCCCGATGCTGACCTTGCAGTGAGCGAGGGCGTGGTATTCGAGCCTAAGTCAAAGCGGTACTACGGTTGCTTATGGGTGAATGGTGAAGATCGGTTCTCATGGATTGAGGATTTCGGTGAAACATCGCCTTGGGTCACTGGTCGATACACGAAGGTAGCCGGTGAAGTGCGTGGTCGTGGGCCTGCAATGCAGTGTCTGCCTGACGTGCGGAGTCTGAACAAGGCCAAAGAGTTCGTATTGCAGAAGGCTGCTATCGACTTGGCTGGTATGTACACGGCCACCGATGATGGTGTGACCAATCCCTACAACCTGACCATCGCACCGGGTGTAGTCATTCCAGTAGGGTCGAACAACACCAGCAACCCGTCGATCATGCGTCTGGATACGGGCACCAATCTAGGACTCGCACAGTTCGAGATTACTGAACTGCAAAACTCTATCAAGTTGGCGCTGTTCAATGACCTGAGAGACCCTGCTGGGCCTGTCCGTACAGCTACCGAGATAGCGATTGAAAGCAGAGAGCTTGCCAAGCGCATCGGTTCTGCCTTTGGACGGCTACAAACAGAGGTCTTGATACCCATTCTCAAGCGGGTGGTGTCTATCCTGACTCGTCGTGGACTAATCATGCCGATCCAGCTAGACGGCAGGGACGTAGACGTTAAGTTCACATCCCCTCTCGCTCGTGCTCAGGATGGTGAGGACTTGTTGTCACTCCAGCAGGCGGTGCAGTTCGTTGCCAATAACGCTGGGCCTGATCTTATTGCTACGTCATTCAAGATCGAGGACTTCGGCAGCTACGTGGCACAGAAAACCGGCATGGCATCCGAGCTAGTCCGCAGTGATGCGGAGAAACAACAGGCAATCCAAGCCGGAGCGCAGCAAGAGATGGCACAACAGCCCCAGATGCCCCCAGAATCGCCTCAGCTGCAGGTTGTTGAATGAGTTGGCAGAACATAGAGGGTAGGAATGAGGACGCTCACAAGGCTTCTGCGGAGGCCAGGGAGCGTTTCTCTGAATTAACGAAGGCATACAGCCGGTGTTTTTCTACCGAAGATGGGCAAAAGGTGGTGGAGGATCTGACACGGAAGTTTCTGTTAGATAACTCCACAGACCTTGGTGCAAGGAACGTGGAATACGAGGCTGCCTATCACAATGGTGAGGCGGGAGTCATTCGTATGATCGTTCACTACATACAGCAAGCGGAGAAGGTATGAGCGAAGTGGAGCAATTGGAAGAAGTGGAAGAAGTGAAGCCCAAGAAACGGGCAACCAAGAGCAAGATCGAGGTGGTTTGCTCTGAACCTGAGTACCTGAAGAAGATCAAGTTCAATATGGAGTGGCTGCAAAAGATCGGCACTCAGTATGGTATTGATCGGTTCGAGTACATACACAAATTCAGGGCGTTTCGTTGCTGCAAGTCCGGTCAACACGTTGATTGGGTGGATGTAAACGATGTCGCGCTGTTAAACGGTGAGCGGAGACTGGTACAGATCCTTCTCAAGCACCAACCTGTAAGCCCCAAGAGGGCGGTAATTAACTATCCTTGGAGATAAAGAATGTCAGAGGCCGTTGAAAACGACACCCTTGAAAGTAATGAACCTACGTCCCTTGTGGATGCAGCAGAACCCACCCTCTCTGAAGGTGAATACTTCTTAACGGAAGGAATCAAGGGTACTGGTGACACGCCCGAGTGGTACAAGGCAGAGAAGTACAAGTCCGTGGCTGACCAAGCCAAGGCATACACAGAATTAGAAAAGAAGTTCGGCGGCTTTACCGGCGCTCCTAAAGATGGCTACGCCATACCGGAGGGAGTGGAGGAAGGCGACGAGCTAATGGACGCTCTCAAAGGCTTTGCCGAAAAAACTAACATGAATCAGGCTTCATTTAATGAGGCATGGGAACTGTTAATCTCTCAAAGCGAGGCGGTTGAGGAAGTATCTGCCGAGATGGAGATGCAGCGTCTAGGTGATAATGCTCCTGAGCGGGTGAAGACTGTTGAACAGTTTATGAAGAATAATCTCGACAACGATACTTACGAAAAGGTGCGCTATGCGGTTAACAGCGCGGAGTCTATCGAACTGGTAGAGGCGCTAATCGGCGCTACGGCTCCGGCTAAGCTACCTATCGACGGACATATCGAACCCGGTGGCCTGACATGGGGCGACATTGAGGTTGAGATGTTCAAGAAAGATGAGAACGGACAGCTACTCAGGTCGGTTGATCGCAACCACGAGGCTAAAATTCAGCGAATGATGAAAGAATTTGGTGGTGATAAGCCATATTCGCAGACATTTGGCTAAATTTATTATTGACAAACCTGTATTTGTGGTATCTTAGCAAGGTCGGATACCCCATTTGGGCCTGACAGATTTAGGTTAAGGACTGACCGATCTGTCGGGTACTCAGTTTAAGACCTTAGAGTGTGAGGCAATCATGCCTCGTTAATTTATTTTGACAACTTTGAGGACTTAGTAATGTCAAAGAATCTATCCGCAGTAGCGGTAACCGAGTTTGACAGTATGGTCAAACATGCCTATCAGGGCATGGGCTTGCTGAAGAACGCTGTAACGCTGCGAAACAACGTAGTAGGTGATACCTACAAATTCCGCCGTATGGGCAAAGGACTTGCCAACCAGAAGTCTACTTCTGATCTGGTAACGCCAATGGACGTGGGCCACGAGTTCAAGACTGCCACATTGGCAAACTGGAACGCTCCTGAGTACACGGACATCTTTGATGCCGCCGAGGTTAACTTCGATGAGAAGCAAGAGCTTGCTTCAACCATCGCTGGCGCTTTGGGTCGCCGTTGTGACCAATTGGTTATCGACGCGATGGACGGCTCTACCCCTCTCACCACTGCTGTTCCTGCTGGCGGTACTAACCTGTCAATGGCTAAGGTCATCGAAGCACAGGTAGAGCTACGCGATCAGGGTGTGCCGAACACTGAGTTGTTCGCTGCCATTGAAGCTGGTGGTCTGGGTGGTTTGTTGAATGATGAGAAAGCTACTTCTGGCGACTACCAAGCTATCAAGGCTTTGGTTGCTGGTGAAGTTAACACTCTTGTGGGCTTCCAGTTCATCATCATTGAGACTCGTACCGAAGGTGGTTTGACTGAAGCGGCGAACGTTGTTGACTCTTGGTTCTTCCAGCGTCCAGCTGTTGGCCTTGC